AATTATTATTATTTAAAATAAATAACTCTGTCATTAAATTATCCATTTTACTTTCTTTAATTTTTATGTATTGTGTTAATTCCATAGTTGTAATGTTTAAATGTTTATGTAAATATATATATAAATACAATACAAAACACAAAACAAATAAAAAAACTTTAAAAAAAGTTAATCTACTTCTATAAAAAAAAATTAAAACAAATGTGTAAGTCTAGCAACTTGACCAAATTGCTTAGAAAATATGTAGCTTTCTATAGCTTGATTATTAGATGAAGTATAACCACTTTTAGAATGCCAATTATCTGCAGGACTAGGACTTCTTAAACTCTCTAAAGAAACTCCTACATAATCTTTAGCTACTTTATGGTGTACATGATGTGTGAACATATATCTATATTTGCAGTTACTCCAGTCTTTAGACTCATCTGCCATTAATAAAGGTAGTAAATCCCATTTAGCACCATCACCATGAGTAGAACCTATTAAATTGTTATTCCATTTATAATACTTTCTATGCTGCAAACTAACATCAAAGCTAATGTTCTTATTATTCTTAAAATAAGTAGCTATAACATCTGCTAAACAAAAGCCAGTTAAATAGTCATGATTGCTACTATTATAAATAATATGTAAGTCAGGATAAAAAGCTAATAATGTTTCTATAATATTAATGTAAAGTCTTTTAGCTATGTGAAAATGCTCATAAAATAAACCATCTACATCTTGAACTGTACCTTTTGTAGTTTTACCACCACTAGAAGTGTCTATATGCATAGCATCATTACCTATAATAAGAACTATTTTACTAATGTTAAAACCTCTGCTCTTTTCTAAACAACCTTTAACACCTTCTAAAGTCCTTTGTACTGCTATTTGCTTGTTATATTCTTGACCTGAAACAAAAGACTTGCATAGTTTACCTATGTGAATGTCAGCAGGAGATATTAAAAGCAAATGACCATCATTAACTCTAGGTTTTTCTATATACTCAAATTGTGGTGAATATTCTTTTAAGTCTTTTAGTAAATCTTCTTTAAAGTTTTTTAAATCTTTCTCTTTGAAGTTTCTATTTTTAAAGTATAAACTAGCAGACTTGTTTTTAATCCATCCACTATGCACATCATTAGGGTTAAGACCTTCTTTTTTTGCCTCTTCTTTTACTCTTCTATAATCTTGTATTATTTGTGCTTCATCAGATGTTAGTCTATATTTTGGATTGCCTTTATTACCTCTGTATCTTCTATTAAAGTTTTTATTTTCTTCACCTTGACTCATTTTGTTAATCTTTTATATATTATTAATAAAACAAATAAAGCAAGAGCTATATAAATTAATAGACTATACTTTTCCCAAAATGATAGTTCTTTATAAACTACCTTTTCAACAGGCACTAATTTTTCATAGAAAATAGTATCTTCTTTGCATTCTATTTGATGCCATATTTCTTGTCTTAGAGTATCAAAATAATACTTTGCTAATACTTTTTCAGTATTTACTATAATAGTAGTATCTGAGTATTTAAAAGTAGTTATAGTATCATAATTATAACTTTCAATTACAATAGTATCCCTAACTATTAAAGTATCTAATTGTATTAAATTAGGGTGCTTAGTAATTAGTCTATTTAATCTCTTTTGTGGTGTGCAAGAAACTAATAAAAGTAATAATATGCTACTCTTTAGGAAGTGCAATTAAACTATCTTTAGACCTAAGAAACATTATACCTAAAGCTAACCAACCAGATAACTCTGTAGAATTAGCTTTTTCAAGAAACATCATAACACCACAGAATATTATTATTAATACTCCTAAAATTGTTGTTATGTAATTTGTAAATATTCTATTTTTCATCTTTCTTTTTTTTCTTTTCAAATTTATATCCTTTAGGTTGCATTCCATCATACTCAGCACCAGCATTAAAGCATGGACATGATTTATTAGCAAATTCAAAATGAGAATGAATAGAGGCATCTGGATAAATATGTGTTAGTGTTTTAAGTATTTTAAGCAATGCTCTTTTCTGTGCATCTGTTCTAGTATCTTTAGCTCTTTTCTTGTCACTCAAACCACCGATATAACAAATACCTATTGAGTTTTCATTTTCACCCTTTGTATGTGCTCCAATTCTATTAACTGCTCTGCCATAGTCTATAGTTCCATCTAATTGAATTACATAATGGTAGCCAATATCTGACCATCCTCTACCTTTTACATGCCAGTTTCTAATAGTTGCTGTAGATACAGCTACACCTTCTTTAGTAGCTGAGCAATGAATTATAATTTTATCAATGTTTCTCATAATTATTTTTTTCATTATTTACCTAAAAATAAACCTTCAATAAATGTACCAATACCAACAGCAAAAGTACCTAGAGCAGTCCAAAATTTATTCTCTAAACTTCTAATTCTCTTTTCTTGGTCTTTAGTTTTTTCATCCATTGTATTTAACTTAGTTTGAATTTCTACTTGACCCTGAATTAATTTGTCTATTTTCTCTTCCATCTCTAATCATTTACCTTGTCCTCTATAAACTTTTTTATAAGCATTTTGTGCTTTACTTGCATTCTTAGAATGAATGCCTTTTCTCTTCTTTTTAGGTTTTATTAGTATGTTAGCTAAACTTTTCATTATTCAACTTCAAT